AGAGCATCGTATCCTCCGCCGCGCCGAAGACCCTTATCCCAACGCTTCGCCAGAGGAAGGCGATGTCGTAGAGTCCGTTTTGAAAGAGCTTTCGAATAGATCGATCGAGGAGAATTCGTCGAACAATTGACCAAGCTCGGACTTCATCTTCGAGAGTACGCCAATAGCTTTTATCCTTTCGTCGTTCGTCATAGAATGGAACAACAAGCGCAACTCCTGACGACGGCGCGAAGCCAATACATGTGACCTGATTCCCAGATGTTTCGATGTCGCACGATAGAAGTTGGCAACCAACAATTTGTTCCGCATAGAATCGCTCCATGTCTTCGATTGTGGGCTCGATCCAGATTTCGCGTTTCGGTCGCCTGATCTCAGCGAACTCCCTCTCCCGAACCGCTTTCATCAAATCCGCGATGGTGGTAGGGCGCAGTTCCCATTGTCGCAGAACTGCGGCGGGATGGTAGGTTGGAAGTACCTTAAATCCTGTAGCGGTGTGGGTCGAGAGCCGAGTAGAGCCGCGGAGTTTAGATATGCCGGTAACGCCACAAAGAGCCCATAGAGGAGTATTGCCAAGAGCAATAATGAGATTAGGGTCAAGGTCAACCAGTTCTGAAGATAGTCTTTCCAGTTCATGGATATACTCCCTGCGAACGTACTTGGCTTTGGTTAAGGCTGGGTAGCCGGTGATGCCACCAGCCTTCGGTCCGCAGAAGGCTTCGATGTTGTTTCCCGGTGGGTGGATGGAGAAGACGTTCGATCGGTGGACCTCTGGATGCAGCCGCCAGATCATGTCGAGCATCAAGGGGTCGGAGTTGTCCCAATAGCGCTTGAGGTAGGAAGCATCCTCGGCGGACCAAGCGATGAGGCCTGATTCGGAGAGCATCTTTAGCAGCTCGATGCCGGATGGGCCGACGAAGGAAGAGTTTATCTTCTCTTCGTTGACGCCGCGGGCTTCGCCCAACAGTACGATAGGCTTACTCACAAGCCTCGCTCCCGAGCTTGGCGTAGCCAGCAATGTCCTCCCAGTGATCCTTGGTGTTAGCATTGCCAGAGACGATGCGAGCGAGCTTGACAAAGATCATGTCCATTGCGAGGCCTTGTTCTGTGTTAAGCTTCGCTCCCTCTTGTTGAACCACGTTGCAGAATAGGCGATAGACTCTGGCATTGACCTTGAAGGAGCCGTGGGTGCCTTCACGTACTTCAAGTAGCTCTTGTGTAGTATCTGGTTTCTTATCATTCATGGCTTATACTTCTCCCTAAGGGCTACGATCTCTGGGTCTGCTAACCAATCTGTTCGCCGGTCGTTGATGAAGCTCTTTGGTCTACAAGGAAGCTTCCAGCGGAGGGTATATTCGGCGAAGTAGTTCTTGTGTACGTTATACTTCTGGGCCATGTCTGCTACCTTGGCGCCTGAGTAGTAGTCAAAGCCCCAAGCGGTGATAGACTTCAGGTCCGTTCCTTTAAGCATTCTTTCCTCCTCAAAGGGTTCCCCCGAACTGTTGGTGGATGCTTTGCAACGACCACCTTCAGCCCGAGGGTTCCTCACGGTTGCGTTACGAGGACCGCAGCCGTTACTCTACAATAAAGGTCGAACCCAAGCGGCCGAAGATAGCCGTTCCATCTTGGTTCGCCTCGTGACGAATGAACGCGCCGACCTGTTTGTTAACAGTCTGCTCGTTCCGCTGACGCCGCGAGACGCCATCTTCGAGTTCGATGCCACAGTGTTCGTGGAACTCGTCGAGGCGGTAGACGGCGTCCTCGGTGAGGTAGAAGGTGGCCTTGATGGTTTTGTTAGCGAAGCCACCCATTGCTTCGAGTTCCTCCGCGTCGACGTCATCGCGGACGGCGATCGGCTGGAGGACGAACTCCACGAACTCCGTCTGCTTCTTCGAGGACTTGTCGTACCGAGGGAGGCCCTTGACGACGCAGATGTAAGAGCCGACTGGGAGCGGTTTGGGCCGGTCGATTTCTGTCGGGGCTGCGTCGAGGATGGATGACATGTTTGGGGCTGGAGACATTGTTGGTTCCTTTGGTTCAAAATGGAATTTCGTCGTCTTGGATGTGCTTGGACTTTGGTGCTTGTATTTTCTCGTTTATGGTCTCCTCTTCGGTTAAAAGGTCTTTCAGCAAATCTTGTATTCGCGAAGAGAGCGTATAGCTGTCTGGAATACGTGAGAGTGCTTCAAGAGCGATTGAAAGGTTTTTGATTGCGTTGGAGTGCCTCACTTGACTCTCCTAATGGTGTTTGGTGCTTGCTTCGGTGGTTCTTGTAGATTCGCAAAGAACTGGGCCAAGCCAGTTTCGATTGGATAGCTTTTCTCCATAGCAAACGGCTTTGGGTTCGCTAAGTCGATTAACGGCGTTGAGTTTGTCTGTAACGTCCTCTTC